ACAAAGAAGCACAACTTCCATCCTTTGTTTAACACAAACTGTTAGTGTCTTAATTGACACTTTCCTGATCCAATAGTTTAATGGTAAAATGTTACCTTGTCACGGTAATGTTCCGAGTTCAATTCTCGGTTGGATCGTAATCAGGAAGTAATTCTTGATTAATTGTAAACCAATTCACAGTCGAGTTCTTATTATGTTTTCCAGTGCAATTGACTCCATCAAAGATACATATAGCATTGATACATTGCGTGAAATTGTTGAACATGGTTGTGCAAGTGGTGTTGCACATGATCACATTTATTACGCAGATTGCATCAAGTTTTATGATACTTATGAGGATGAAATTACAGATTATATTGTTGATAATTTCGGTAGTGAAATGTTAGTTGAATTGTTCTCAAATAACGAAGGTAATCTTCGGGGTTATAAGAATGATTTAGTATGGACATTTATCGAGATGTTAGCATCAACAATTATCGAAGAATATGAGGATATAACTTGTCAAGAACTGTCTGATTTAGATGAAGATGTTTACCCTAATCTTACTGAGTTAAGTAATACTGAATGGGGTAAAGATCACTTGGAGATAGTAACATTATGATTGGATTTATTGCTTGGATATGTATAGTTATCTTATTATACATTCTCCTTAAAAATATAACTAACCATTCATAAATGTTATTATATTCACAGTCAAAATCCTCAATAGATACTAACACTTTATTGAGGATATTTATTGCAGTTACTAAAACAAAGGGATTGCAATCTCAACCAGTTCGTAAACATCACAATCTTCAATTCTTCGGTTAAATGAATAAAACTAAATCACAATTGCAATCTGATTATGATAGATTAGATATGCAATTAGGTATCGCTGGATATATAATAGCGATACAATTACTGTGGTTAATTTCACCATTTTAAGAGAGATTAACTTCTCTCTTTTTTTTTATTCACAGTCAGAGCGTAGCTCATGGACGTGGATGAAAAGATTTCACAGTCAACTCTCAACTCATGAACCCTAATGAAACTTCAACAAATTGCTGCTAATCGAACAGTAGTTACTTTCCCTAATTACGTGGAGGTATTCTTTAGTTATAATACACCTGTTGCGGGTTATTCACCTGATTTAGGTTATGTTAAAACTAACAAATGGTATTCTTCTACTACAACTAGACACATTAATAAGTATCTTAATTTCAGTAATTTATCTGAGATTAATATAACTGAAGTAGATCAAGAAGTTATTGATAACTTAGTTGTTCCTTCTTAGTTAATTTCACAGTCAACTCTACCCAATTTCTTATTATGTCACACCCAAACACACCAGTTTACTATGCACTTAGTAGCATATGTCAATATGATGGAACAGCATCCCTTCTTGCTATATGTGAGGACATGGACGCAGTTATGTATAGATTAAAGCAATGCTATACAACTTGTGGTGATGAATATGTTATCAATGCATATCATTTAACCACTGCTGAAGATGCTGCTGTTAAATACAATGAGCAGTTAGTATCAAGGAGAGAGTATCAAGCAAAGGAGAAAGAGAAGGAAGCAAAGTTAAAAGAATTAGAAGAGATTAAAGCAATGTCTTTTGAGGAATTTGAAGAGAAAGAGTATGCTGAAGAATTAGATGCAGCATCTTACACTTAAAAATAATAAATAGCGTGGTTAATCCCACGTTATTTTTTTCATTCACAGTCAAGTATTGACTCATGGACGTAGAGCAAACCTTTCACAGTCAGCACTCAGCACATGGACCACCACTATTATGTCACTTTAGAAAGTGGCCGAAGCTTTGTATTAAAGTCTACTGAAGACTGGTATACTGCTGCATATGATCACCCTAACACCCAAACAAGAAGAAGTTCTCATAATCGTATCTGAACAAGAAGGTAGACACCCTATGCAAATGTTAAGTTTGCTTATGGACAATGGTGTCGATTTCTGGTATTGTGATAGATGTTCTCCCTTTGAATCAAAGCGAGGTACAATCACTGATACATCAGGTACAGGATTATGGGATGAAGCTAAAGACTTTCACAGTCCACATTACTCACGAGGTTTAAAATGAATCCAGAAGACTTAAAACATTCACTTCTAGCTCATGCAAGAGGAGACATGGAGAAACATCTAGCTAATGTCAAGATTTACCTATCTAACCCTGTTGGAATAGGTGAGCATAGTGACGTTATGAAAGCTATTGAAGATGAATTAGCAAAGGTTGCTTACTATCGTGACATTGTAAACGTACTCAAGGACATGCTATGAAGAAATACTTTCCTAACAAATGGAATGCATACAAGAAAGTACCATCTGAAAAATTCACACAAGTTTCTTTTGGTAAGTTCATGGCTTACCGAGTAGGAGGGTATGATATACCTGAAGATGTATCATGTATTATACGTCAAGAGGATGTACTCACAGGTAAGATCAAGGAGTATGTATATAAGACTGATTTAGGAGCAAAGAAACGTATTAATAAAATGATGGATGAGGTTACACCTAGTAACATTACTATATGTGATGCTCATCGAATACATTATTTACCATTCAACACAGCAAACACGGAGGTACAAACTGATGACATGCAAAACTACGAAGATGAGTGGGAAGATCCCATCGTCTGATATATACACGTATGAGAAACAAGCATTAGATTCTCTACCAACTGATCATCCACACTATGACGAAATAAAAGACTTATTAATTAACCAAATTAATGATGACTTAAGAACACATGCCGACACCAGCACAGATTGATGAGCAAATTAAATTAGAACGAGACCAGATAGCTCAGGGACTCAAACGATTACACAAGAACACTAGACAACTAGAGGAAAAGAGTTATGGTTCAGCTACTGTTTATGGCATTACTTCTATCGATAGTCTATTACCACTGGTAGTAGAACGTATCAAGGATACTACTAATAGAATTAAAGAAGGTAAAACAGGTAAATCTTTTAAAGAGATACAACAGTACTTGACTGGTCTTGAGCCATTAGCTGCTGCTGCTATCGCTTGTAAGCTAACCTTTGATAAAGTATTTAGTATTAAAGAAAACAGTAACCAATTAATCACAGTCAGCGAAGCGATAGGACAAGCTATAGAAAATGAATGTCAAATGAGACATTATGAATCTAAA